CGTCCCATTTATCCCCTTTTACATTGCCTTGGTTCTTTAATAAAGTTCCTGTTAAATCTTTTTTACTCCACCGTGTCATAACGAGCACGATTTTTGCTCCTGGCTGTAATCTTTGTCTCGGACCGGATGTGTACCATTCGTAAGCATTATCAAATGCGTCTTTTGACATCGCATCTTGCTCCGAGTGAGGATCATCTATAATTAATAAGTCAGCACCCGTCCAGTAATTGCTCCACCGACACCTGCAGCGAAATACTCGCCGCCTTGTGCTGTTTCCCACCTCCCAGCGGCCTTACTATCTTCCTGTAATGTAGTTTTGAAAATTTTAGAATATTCTTCACTGTCAATTAAGTGTTTTGCTTTACGACCGAATCTTACTGCAAGCTCCCCGGTGTGAGTGACCTGTATAATCTTGAGCTTAGGCTCACGGCCCACCATCCAGGCGGGAAGAAGAAAAGATGCAAACTCAGACTTAGTATGTCTAGGTGGCATATTAACAATTAATCTGTTTATTTTACCAGTTGCAAGATCATTAAATTTTTTAGCAATTATTCTATGGTGCGCACCTTCAATGAACTCGGGCCAAACGCACTTAACAAAGGACATAAAGTCATCTTTAGCCCTGTTTTGGATTTTCTTTTCTGTGTGGAGTAATCTTAATTGCTTGAATTGTTTTCTAATGTCGGTCGGTAATTTGCTTATATCTAAGTTATTTAAATCCATTTTAAATTTTTTATAATATTTTTTGCACTTTTTAAGGTGGAGAAGTTTTATACACCCTCTAACTGTCTAAATCAAGCTATATAGTCCAAAATATTGGGACCCCTTTTTATATAAGGGAAGTCGATCTTCAAGCGCGCGCGAATTTTCGGATCGCGTCTGGTACCTCTATGGTTTATGTATTGTGTGCTGTGATAGGGGGCGCACAACCTGTGCGTGTGAGTGTGGTCCTACAGGACCACACAGTTGGTGTTCGGTTTAGTTAGCCCAAGTATCTAGAGCCTTGGCTCTAATTAGTATGGCAGGCCCAACAACGAAGTCATTACGCCCTGTAATATAGTTATCATTATCAAAAGTGTCTTTCCAAATTGCAGTTGCTTCTAAGTTTAATGGTAAGCCCATTAGTTTGCCCTCTTCATTTAATAAAAGTAAATCACCATTTGGCATTGATACAACCTCAACCATACCACCAACAAACTTAGACACTGCCTTATAATCTGGCTCATCTTTTTTGTCTGTGATAATCTTGAACTCTGCTGTTGTGTTTGTCTGTGTCATTTGTATTCTCCTGTATTGATTAATATATAACTATCCTATCATTAATAGGATAGTTATGTCAACTGTTATTAATTCCAAAGATCCTTGACCATTGCGCCATTGGTCGCCGAGTTAAGCGCTTCAAGATACTCGGTCTCTGTCATTTTAAGATAAGTTAAACAGAACTCATGTTTGATCTGTTGAGTTTGTCCAGGTGTCTTGATGTAGTCAACTGCTTTGTCTAACATCTCTTGACGTCTCTCGCCTCCTGGCATGTACTCGGCTTTAATTGTTCTTGTCATATTATTTCTCCTGTATAAGTTAATATATCCCTATCCTATACTATCCATTATAGGTGTCAACTGTTATTAATCCCCTTCGGCCGTCTGTAATCTAGCCAAGATTTTAGCATGGCTCTCGATTGCTTTCTCTAACACTTTAATTCTATCCTCTATATATTTGTCTTTCTTTCTTTTATCTGCTTCCATTCTATTCTTTGTATGCACCTCGAAGTTTTCTTCGTGTTCTTCATTTAATTGTGTCATTTTTTATCACTCCATATTCTTAATCCTATTAATCCAAATAACATTGCTATAAAAAATAGTTCATACATTAATTGTTCAGTCATTAACAACACCCCACGCAGTAGCCCTGTTTCCAACTTTTCTCCCCTATTTTTATAGTTTTACTACACGATCGGCAAATATTATACTTCTCACAATACTCATGCGATTTAACAGTGGCTTGTTTTTTTCCCACCCATTTGTAATGAACTCTTTTTTAGTCTTTCTACTAGTGTTCCCATGTTATTTCTCCTGTATTAATTAATAACCTATCCTAGCATTAATAGGATAGGTGTCAAGGGTTAAAATTTGCCTTATGTGTAATACAACCTGAAGTTGAATTGTTTTTATATATACCACCATCCCCAACCACCATCCAATGGTAATGAATAATTTTAGCACTGTCAAGAAGTTTATTTGCATTTAAGTAAAATAAATATCTTGTTTATTAATTGTCCTATGTTATAAATGACATAGCCCACATTTAAAGATTTATCGGCTCTTAAAACTATAAATCTTAATGGGACTTGCACCAGCAAAAGCAAGTAGGACTCAATAGCAGGTTTCTTTATACCTCTCCTGCTACTGATCCCTGATCCATTATGTAAGTACCAGGAATTTATTCATGGGCCTTTAATGGATCTGGGATCGGAAACGGTCATTCATTAGTAGAGCCCGCTGGGGCCAGCAATGGTCCCAGCATAACCCAAGGAAAATATGACAGAAGAAATAGAGCAATTTGATACATGGTTAAGCACAGCACAGCTGGGAGATAAGTATACTTATTTCACAGGTAATATTGCCCACGCGTCCGTTATACTAGGCGGAGATAAAATAAAAAATTAAGGGACCATGTCATGAATACATGCTGTGATTGGAACTTGGACCCTTTACCAACTAAAGCAACAGACAACAAGATCTTATTTAAATCAAAAATAAGACTAGTACAAAAAAAACTAGAAAGATATTGGGACAAAAAAGAAAAAGATGTCTTGAATGAAACAGCTTACATAGCTGTTAAAATATAGAATGTTGGGCCCGCAAGGGCCCATACAACCTGAGGTTGAAAAAAAGAAAAAAAGCACCAAGCGCCAAGCGCCAAGCGCCAAGCGATGCAACCTGTAGTTGTATATAAATAAAAAAAAGATTTGACAATGGTTCATGGATAATATAGGATAAGTACTTAATCAATAAAGGAGAATAAAATGGATAATGAAACAAAAACAAAAGGTGAAACAGTTCAACAATATATTGAATTGAGAAGAATAGCCGATGCGATGGAAGAGATCCTGAGACTGGTGAAAAAAGATCAAGAAGACAGCGCAACACTACGAAGAGCAAGGGAGGATAAATAATGAAAGCACAAGTTAAATTTGAGTGGAGAAAATATCGAGAACCTGAGAACTATGAAGACGCGGCCTGGGTGATTAAAAATGCCCTGCAGGCTGCTGGATACAGCGTTGCCAGTATGCCAGATGTACAGGGCGTATGGGATGAGGATAAACCTGAGCGTTTGGGCGGCAAATGGGACGAAACAAGATTACCACACGAGGAGGTGGCCAAATAGGCCACGGCCCACGGGCCAGGGATAAAAGCTTCAAGCGCCAAGCGGCAAGCCTTAATATGAACACAATTAAATACTATATAATAAATAAACATACAGGAGAATAAAATGGGTAAATATACCAAAGAACAATATACGCAATTTGTAAAAACCATGAGCGATGACGATTGGAAACTGATCAGAGGAAAAATGGAGGAAAGAATCCCTTCTATTAAAAAATGGGACGAGAATCTATTTAGATCTTATTCTCTAAGAGTCGTAACCGCTGGATCCAGGAAGGAGGATTTAAACTAATGAAAAGAATTAAACATAGAGATTTAACTCACTACTTTCTACAAGATCATAGATACCTGCCGCGATCCTATCTTGCCAGCTGCGAGCGCTTTTTCAAAAGCTTCAAGCTCCACGGGCCAGGAACCAGGGCCCGAGCTTCAAGCGTCAAGCATCAAGCGGCAAGCCTTAATTCGGACACAATTAAATAATATACATAAATTAGAAAGAAGAAATAAATGCTAATAAAAGATGCTTTAAAAATTACGGGCTCATTTACAAAAACTTCAAAAATGCCGGGCTTAAGTTACAGCTTGCCCGCGTGGGAATGCCAAACGGGCGCTAAGCTTAGAAAAGTTGAAAGCTCACCGTGTTTTGGTTGCTATGCATTAAAGGGTAATTATACAAGATACCCGGCTATCAAAGCAGCGCAATATGTAAGACTCAACTCACTCACCAATCCGTTATGGGTTGAAGCGATGGTTGCAAAGTTAAAAATCAAAAATGGTTTAGATGGCACGACGCCGGCGATGTACAGAGCCACGAGCATATGGCTAATATTTTAGAAGTTGCAAGATTAACTCCTCACGTAAAGCACTGGATGCCCACACAAGAGCGGCCTTATCTTCCTGACCCTGAAGTGGTTCCAGATAATATGGTGATCAGATTATCGGGCAGCAAGGTCGACGGACCAGCGCCAAAAGCCTGGAGCCATACGTCAACGGTAGTGACAGATGGCGCGCCTAGTTGTCCAGCTCCAACGCAGGGCGGCAAGTGTAAAGAGTGCCGGGCTTGCTGGAATAAAGACATTTCAAATATTAGTTATGGTAAACACTAAAAAAAATTCCTTCGGGAATATAATCTGGAGCAGCCTTGTCAGCGTTACATCTTTAATTTTATATATTCCATTAAAGATGGCTCCAGGTTATAATTTATAATGTGGTTTTTAAAAATAGCACCGGCTGGTGCCAGCGTCATAATCCAGAGAATACGGAACCTAGACCGAGGAAGTCTCGAGCTCCTATATTCAGGGCCCGTGGACCAGGGACCAAAGCTGCAAGCCTCAAGCACCAAGCCTCAAGCACCGAGCTTAGAAAAATATAAGCGGCAAGCATCAAGCCCCAAGCAGCAAGCTTCAAGCTTCAAGCCACAAGCAGCAAGCTCCCTGATCCGTGAACCACGGTACATGGAATAAGTATTAGAGGACCACGGACCGCGGGCCTCTATAAGGATAAATGTATTGTTAGGATGTCTTAAATGGAAGGCAATTTGGTGTGGAGAAAAACGAACTTTCTTACTCTTTGTAACTTTTAATTCGATAGTGAAGAAGTGGCTATTATTATTGTAGACCAATAGATCAGGAGTACCAAGTAAGCTAAGATTCTCAAGTCTAATGAGAGAAAATTCTTTAAAATTCTTTTTAAGTTTTTGGTATAATTTAGCCTCTGGGCCCATATGTTTTTTAGAGTAACCATGTCATGCAAATACTAGAGTGCATCACGTAATTTATCTGGAATAATTATCTTTCTATCGGTCTTTGTTTTCAAAACTAGACGATGAGATTGGTGGTTTTTACTTAACCCAATTATTGTTTGATTGTTTTCGTGGACTTCCATTTTTTTAATTTCTTCTAAGAATCCATTGATCTCTACCATGATGACAGCATCACTCATAGCATTACCTTGACGAGTTCCGTCTTTTTTATTCTCGGTAAATTTAGATAAAAATTCTTGTAAATCTCTTACTCTCATTTTTTAGTTTTTGCAAGAAGTTTTTCTATTTCTTTTTTATAAGTATTATTATCATACTCTAACTCTTGAGTGCGTCTAGCTAAACCTACTATCTTAGTGCTTAACTCTTCTATAATTTTTTTAGAACCTTGTAATATATTATCAGTTTTAATCCATTCAGATTCTTTCTGTTTATATTCCCAAATTTGTTTTTGATGCTCTTCAATAAGGAAGGTTAAATCTAACGCTCCTCTATCTTCTCTAGGCTCATTTGTATGAGGCCTTTCATTTTCATGACTCATATCTTCTCCATGTTCTTTATGTTTTGTGTATGTACGTTTGTCTTTAGGGGGATTTGGTTGTGCAGCGCTTGGTCTAAAATCATCTTTCATATCTTGACTTTATATCAAAGTTACCCTAAACTGTCAACATGGGAGTTCCAAAAAGATTAACAGAAATGCAAAAGAGATTTGCCGAGTTTATAGTATTCGGTGATGAAGAGGGACCGTTGTCTCAATCAGATGCAGCTAAGCTAGCAGGCTACAGTCATAAAAGATGTAGACAAGAAGGCTCAGAATTATTGAATCCCAGACTATCTCCATTAGTAGTACAATATGTAGATTCTCTTAAACAGGAGAGATTAGCTAAACATGAAGTTACTTATGATAAACATTTAGCGGAGTTAGATAGAATTAAGGTAGCTGCTTTAAAGAAAGGTAGCTTCTCTTCTGCTGTAAACGCTGAAGTATCTCGAGGCAAGGCAGCAGGACTATACATAGACAGAAAAATAATAAAACATGGAAAAATAGAAGATATGTCAGAGGAAGAAATAGAATTAAAGATGAAAAAGATTTTAGAAGACTACGCTCCGATGTTAAATATGAAGACTGTTGATGCATTAGAAGAAGAAGTTAATGAAGTTTCGTCATCTTCAGAACACACGAAGTCGGAAACACCGATCGTTCAGAAAAAGTAATAGTACCATCATCATCAATATCATAACCCGCAAAAATTTTTACAGTGTGTTTATCCTTACTAAAAAGATAACCTTCACTTACTGGAGTTGCTAATTTCATGTTATTAAATTCTTTTTCAGATCCCCAACCGCCTTCAAGTGACGATGTCACACCAATCTATTTTTATATCTTGAATAGGGAATGTAACCTCTTGTTTAATCAATTTAGGTTTAGAATAGGTGTTTAAATTTCTAGATTTGTTTTTTCTTTTTAGGCATGAAACCTCTATATTATCAAAAATATAGGCACGAACAGGGAAAATAAAAATTGCCTCAATTGTGTTTAAAATAAGGCAGCTTTGGTGCTGCGACACCTAAAGAGCATATTTTTATTTTTATTTATTTGCGCTAAAAAATCCTGGGAGGTGTCGCAAGAAGTAAATAATGTTGACCTATCTCCTAGAAGTGTTGGTAACCGCTGTCCATTTGACCAAAAACATGCGACACCTGGGGTGTCGCAGTGGTATCGCAGGTGTCGCAGTTGTTCATTTAACGCCATTTTTTTCAAGGTAGCTATCGCTAGTTTTTTCTCTATATGGGCTTTACCTGCGACATAAGTATACAGACATGCGACACAATGACACAGAAAACAGAAATCTCGCGACACCCTGCGATAGCAAAACCCGCATAAAACGCATTTTATGCGACACCTTGCGACACCTTGGGTGTCGCAGTAATCTGCCTTATTTTGCCTTAATCTTGCCACAATTGGAACACAATTCAGTCTCACAGTCTATTTGTTTTCAAATAGTTCTTTAAACTTAAAATCATTTGAACAGCCATTCCTGCAGTATGATTACCCGGCATTTTTTTAAGATTTTATCTCTTTCAATTTGTATCATTAATTTATCAAATTTATTCTGATATTTAATTAATGAAAGAGAGGGAGTAATACAGTTATTCCATATTCTTTTTCTTATTCATTATTTTTCTCCTGTAGGCTATATGAAGGCCGATAAATGTTATTTCTTTCATGTCTTATATATAGGATACTTTGGGATGTTTGTCAACCTTTCTCGTGGTCCATGATCCGTGTTCCATGTTCCATCCACCAGGAATAATTGATCTTGTCGTACACCTATGAGAATGATGAGAATAATAATAATTGGGCCGTGGGCCGTGTTCCATGCTTCTGTAATATTGGGTAATGATAGGTGCTGTTGCAACGGTGATGAAAAGGGGTAAGAAGCTCATCACAACAGCTTAAGAGCCTATCGTCTCTCTTGAGGGTGCTCCGCCCCGTTCTCTAACTCATTAATTTTGTATATTTGATCAGGAAATCGTTCTATTACAATTGCTTTATATCGTTCCAAAACTTCTGGCATAAAATAAATTTTAGTTCTGCAATAGAACTAGTGCCTTTTTTAAATTTCCATAATTGAGAAGTAAATATTGTATTTTGTTCGGTGTACTCTATAGGATTAAAATACGGTCCGCTGATACATTGGAATAAACTCCACCGTGATAGTTGTTTATATCTCTTAGCTCATTGGGCCTACTCATAGTAAAAGGTATATGGGTCATCGGACATCTATCTCCGTATCGTGCCACTTGTTTATCAAAAGCTTCTAAAAGTTTATCACATCGACCACGAC